TTGTCCGGTTTGTTATCGTTTGGAATCGGTACAAAATCGGACATATCGGATAAATCACGGAGAACAAAAGATTGGGGGGGTGCTTTCTGCGTCAAAAAAAGACCGTTTTGACCTACTTTGTTTGACTTCGCAAGATTACAGCGACGGCAGATAGCTGCGAGATTTTCGTAGCTATCCTCACCGCCGCGACTAATCGGAAGCAGGTGATCTACCTCGTTAGCTTCTCCTTGGCAGACGTAGCACGTGTGATTATCCCGAGCCAATACGTCTAGCCTCATCTTTCGATAAGCGACGTTATCTCTGCCCTTTGGTCTTGGCATTAGTACCACCCTTTGCGCTGACTATGAGCCCAAGCATTACACGGAGTCGAGTACCTGTGCTCGATATAGCTTAAGCCCCACAATATCTGAGCGTATGGATTCTCGAGGAATTGTGCTTTAGCTTGATTGCTGGCTTTTCTCATATGACGCTGCGGGATACCGTAATCGTGGGTGCGGCTAATTGCCTTCGGGTTCCAGCGACTTTCTTTATGCCAAAGCTTTTTTACACATTGGAATTGTTTATCGCCCAGTAAAGACTTGGTAAAGGCTTGGTAGGGAGCAATCGACAGAACTATGCTTAAACCCCATATTATTATTTGTTTTTTATAACTACCAGTTTTTAATTTACAATTATCTTTTACTAAACCAACCCCCCCTCCGTTGGTTCCCCCCCACCCTATACCATTAGTCAAGTGCTTCACTAGATCCTCTTTTCCTTCGGCGTGGCGGTGGCGCAAAGAATGGTTCGGCGAGCGCCTCGTCGGTGATGACGACTTTCCAGTCGTGGCATACAACGCAATACGACTCGCTTAAGCCCGGTGGCAAAGTGATCTCCACGGTCTTGACTAGCTCGTGCGGTGTAATGCGCCTACACGCCGTACAGGAGCTTTTAACGGTTGCCATACATAGCACCACCCTTTCGGCTGTGTGAAGCTTCTCCGAGGCGTAGGCCGTCTTTAATGGGTAATAGTCCCACGGTTTTAGTTACCCGGTCTTTGTTATCGAATTGGGACGTTACTGGCAAGTCGGGCATTTCTACCCAATCTATACCAAGTAGGGCAACGTCAAACTGCCATACACCGAGCGGTGTTGAGCAGATATAAAGCGCGTCGCTCCGGTTGAGGTTCGCTATTTTGACGATCCGCTCGTACTTAGTCTTTTCGATAAGCAAAGTGTCGTAGTGCTTGGAGCGCGTCTTGAGCTCAGCGTAAAACCTAAACTCCAGCGAAAAGCAATCGTAAAAGGCGTAGTCGCCACCGCTGGAGCGTAGGTCATAGTAGTAATGTTTTTTAAGCCAAAGAAAGAGATCTACTTCCGTAGGCAATCCGCGCAAAACCACGCTACGGCCTCTCCGGTAGATCCTTCCGTATATCCTGGTAGATAGACGGTCTTGCCCCCGGTGGTTGTTTTCCATTGTTCGCAGTAGTCGCAATTTTGGAGGCTAGGGGAGTAGTCCTCGCTGCCGACGTCAAGCGGTTTGCCGTTAATGTATAAAGTTCCCATTACTTGTTCCACCTTGCTTCGCATTGGTCTTTGCGGTCTTTGCTAGGGCAGGTATAGCCCGAGTAGGGTCGCCCGGTTTTGCTAGAGACGCCCTCTTTGTAGTTCATCTCGCCGTGGCGGCAAGTAGGTATCTCGATAACCTTCGCGCCGAGCTCTCGAGCGACAACGTCAAGAGCTTCGCTCATAGCCGACATATTGGGCGACGGACTTGCCTCCCATACGTCGGCCGCCGCTGAGGTAGCCCGCTCGACCTTTGCCATTTCCTCTCGGCTGGCACGCTTGCCAAGCTTGGCCTGAAAGCCGGCATTAGCAAGAGCCCGGCCTATGGCGCTCGTCTCGCAATTCTCCAGCGCGCTGGTGGCATTGACGCCGCGCTCGCTCTCGACCTCTTTGGCGTAGCCATTGGCAACGATAAGCCCGTCCTCGGTGTAAAGGGTGGCCTTCATTATGTAAACCGTCCCGGTGTCTTTGACAATCTCGGTTTGGATAGACCCGTTCGGGTGCTTTTCCCACCATTTAGCGATACGGCTATCTACCGGCTCGTAATCCTCTAAATTAAACATCTAATCGCGCCTCCCAACGCTCACGGGCTGACTCGAGCTGGTCTCTGAAAGACCAGTAACCCGACGGTAAATTCGTAACATTTTCTAGGCATACGGCGCAGAGATAGCGACGTGCCACCCGGCCTTTGTACATCTTGTAATCAACGCGGATAACCGCTGGCCTCACCTTGTCGGTAAAGCTGCCGTCTTTTCGCTTAAAATCGTGCTTGCAATAATCGCAGTAGATATTGCGGTCTTTGTTCTCGGTAATCACTTGCTGGTTTTCCTTACCGTGGGGTGGGCGCTGCGGCCTTTACGGTAGCCGACCTTCTTACCCTCTTTGTAGCCCCAGCTCCACGCGAGCAACATACCTAGCGCCGTGGTGATAATGCAGATAGCGGTAAGCCATATTTCGTAAGCCATTTTATCCTCCTAGTCAGGTTGCCCCGGCCGAAAGGTACCGGGGCTCGACCAGTATGAGGCTAGGCGCCGACATTCGGCAACTACCGACACGCCGTTACTTTTTCAGAATCTCCAAAACGGTCTCAAGTTTGGCCTCAATACGGCTGACGCGATCGCTCAGGCTGGTACCGGAATTGGGCTTGAGCTCGTTCAGGTAATGCTTCACTAACCATTGGATAGCCATTACGAAAGCACCGGCTATAGAAACAATGGAAACTATAAGCCCTGCCCAATCCGCGTAGCTCATTAGCGTCCCAACGGATCCTTAGGATTGAGGTAGCGATAGACGGTAGGCAATATGGCGGCTAATCCGGCGTTGAGGATCACTTTCCAATCGGTAATACCGCCCATATAGCAAGCTAGACAAGCTGCCGCGAAACCCCGGAACCAGCTCCCGGCAAGCTGCATAGCGACTTTCTTAGTGTGTTTTTTCACCTTTGTAGCCTTTCCACTCGGTTAGTCCAAGTTCTGCAATCTTGGCCTTTACCCCTAGTGGTGAAAGGTTGATCTCAAAGTGCATTTCGTCTGCTCTTTGTTTATAGTCGCCGCCCCAACGGAGCCCCCATTTATCGGCGAGCGCTTGAATCTTGACCTCTTGCTCTTTGGTAAAAGTTCCACGCTTGCCGAGAGGGTGCTTCGTAGAGTTGAGATCTACGGCGGTACCGCTGGCGTGGTTGCTGAGGTTACCGGCGTCCTCCTGGCCTCTTATGGCTCGATAGGCGTAGCCCCAATCGTCTAGGGTCTTGCCCTCGAGCTTCTCGACCTCCATATTAAACTCGGCGCAAAAGTTGATAAGTAGCGGCGCAACTTTCTTGGAACAGCGAATCTTTAGCTGAGTGCCGGGGACGACGTATGCCTCCACGCCTATCGTGCGCGGCTCATCAGAGGCTGGCCAGCCATTTTGAGAGCTTGCCATTTATAAACCTAAAGCAATTTTCAATTCGTTTAGACTTATACCAGCTGCCACAAGTTTTTGCTCAATGGTCAATTCTTTAGGAGGCTTTGGAACGTGCTTTTCTAACGCTTTTTCTGCTTCGTCTTTTAAAATATTTGCTTTGATAATTAATGTTTTTTCCGTAGCCAACAAATCCCATTGATCTATTCCAAGTTCGTTGGCAAATTGGGCTCCATTTATTTCTTTGTTCAAATCAATTTCTATCATTTATCCCACCTTAGCAACTGTAAAAAATGTTTGGTAACTTGAGGAAAGTATATTTCGTGAACTTCCCGAATCTTGGCGACAACTTAAAGTGATATAATCACCAGCGACTAAATTGAGAATCGTTGTACCATTTTGCACTGCTAAATCCGGCGTGGTTCCAGTATTTCTCCAGTTATTCGTCATTATTTGAGTACTACCATTTTTGGTCATATACAATTGATAACCACTTGCTCCACTCGAATCTACTTGTGACCAAGCAGCTTGCCAAGCGACAACATAATAACCATCTTTTCCAGATGGGATTGTAATTCTTGAATTATTAGTAACATTATCGTGAAAACCATCCGTATCAAAATCCTCTTGATCAAAACTAATTAAGGTTGGGGTGGCTGTCGTTATTGATTGAACGGCTGATTTTTTGAGAAAGCAACCGACAAAGGTAGTCGCTGCTCCAACATCAAAAGGAAAGAAAATTGCGCTGGAAGCGCTAACAAAATAAAGCGTACCGCCTTGATATTGGGCTAAAGCCAAACTAGCGTTAGTCGCTTTATTAACGGTAGCTGTACCAGCTGTTACCGTACACGTCCCTGCTCCGATATTCTGAATAATCACCGAATCGCCAGCGGTGAATAATCCGGTATTGACGGTAACCGTCGTGGATCCTGCGGCGTTCATTTCGATACGCGTACCAGCGTCCGTAGCCACCAAAACATAAGAAGCGGTCTTTTGGCTAACCGTCCAGTTATAGTCGTTAGCTTGTAAATTGTTCATTTGGGTCGCGGTTAATACCGAACCCGTCGTAAACGTCTGTTTAGCCATTGGCGCACCTCACCTTAGTAGGATAATACATTTGTGTCTAAAAGTCCGTATTGTGTCGAATTGAGAATAAACGAGTCGATAATCGGCTCTGCCGTGGTAAAACGCGTAAACCACGTTTGGTTTCCGTAGTTGATTGAGTGGGTAACCCCGAATATTTGCAAAGTCTTAGTAATGCTGGAGGATCCCGGCTGGGTCTGGGTAACGGTTATGGGCGCGAAATAGTCCAGCGTCAACGCTGCCGTGGTACCGCTGGTATAGCTGGGCGTATTGAGGTTGAGGGTGATTGAGTCGCAGCGGATTGTCGTATCTTTGCGGCTGGCGACCATAGCCCGAGCCCAATTATCGGCCTCCGTGCTCGTCTGCATAAGTAGGCCGCTAATGTCGTAGGAGTGCAGAAAGTAGGTGTCTATGGAGGTTTGGTCTTTGTAGGTGGCCGTAATAGCCCCAGCGGTTACGTTGGCTTGGTTAAAGATTTGCGAGTCGTCGAGCCTAAAGTCGGCGTTGGAGTAGCGAATACCTGCGCCACTATCCACGAAAGCCGTAGGCGTACCGGCCACGCTGGTCGAGGTGAGGTTGCGATCCTGAAAGACTACGCGACCTTGAGTGTCGATATAGAAAGCGCCAAACTCGGTAGAGGCCACGGTCTGCAAAGCTGCGGAGCCGGTGCGAGAGGTGCCGGGGTCAGCTTGGCAGGTAGTCGCTCCGGTATCGACGTCCCTCATACCCGACGGCCAGCCGAGAGTGTCGAGAATACGCCCAAAACGTGTCCCTGTGGTCTCTCCAGCGACCGCCCCGGTTACGGTGGACACGGTAGCTAGGGTAAGTAGTTGCGTCGCGTCTAAGGCCGTCAGGGTGGTCGTAGAGACCTCTCCGACGTCTTGACTCTGCCGGTAGTTATAGCTGGTGATATAGCCGCTAAAAAGATAGCTGGTAAGGCTGGTCGCAGGATCCACCGCGCTAATCTGAATCTTGCGAAGCGGTAAGAGCTGGCCGTAATAGGGCGAGGCGGTGTTTTGCGGATTCCAATAGCCAAGTTGGTCGGCCAATACGACGGTAGCCGTCCCGGTTTGGAATTGCTCGGTAAGTAGGTTTCGACCCCGGACGGTATTGACGCTTTGTACCTGAGCCGAGACGTCCACAATGAGAGCCGCGGCATCGCCGAGCACGTCTTGGTCGAGTATGCCGGTGCCGAGAACCATAGTCTGACCAAAGCTAGCCCCAGAGCTAAAATTAACGACGACTTTGACGGTAGGTAAGGGCATTAGATGAACCCAGCCGGAGCGGTTATACCCCCAAAGCGTACGAACTTTGTAAGCTCGTTGCTAATGATATAGGTCAGCTTATTTTCATCGGCTATGGTGCCAGCGTTTACGTTTACGGTAATATTGCCAGCGTTTCCAGCGGCAGCGGCTACGGAGGCCATAGATCCAGTATTAAGACCGGTGGAGGCGTTAGTGGTCGGGACGCTCGGGGCGGCATTAGTCCCGCTCAAACCAAAGGCGGCCGGAGCCGTAACCTCGGTACCGTTGATAATTGCGGTGGTAAATACTTTAAGAGGATTGCTAGCCAGCCACTCCTGCAAGGCTTGATACTCGGATTTTCTCTTAGCTATGGCTTGCGTATTGGCTTCCTCAGCCGCTTTAATTCCGGCCAATTCCTCGGCGGCGTTTTTCTTTACGGCGGTATTAAGATCCGCTAAGGCTTTGGCGTCGTCGGCCGTGGTTTCGGTCTTGAGAGCCTTCATAGCTAAAAGGCGAGCCCTATCCTCGTCGCTGAGTTTGGCTTTTAGCGCAGCCTCGATAGCTATGTTTTCTTGGTCGAACTTGGCCGCTAATTTCTTGCTGGTAGCGAGCGCACGTTGAGCGGCTAACTCGGCTTTTTTGGCGGCCGCAGCTTTTTTGTTGAGATCTACCGCGACTTTACCGGCGGCAATTGCCTTGCGTTGCTCGCCTAATGCGCTGGCCTTCGGCGTGGTTCCGGCGTTGCTTAGCGCGTTTTGTTGAGCTCCGATATCGGCCAATATGCCAAAGAAAGGCTGATTAGGGTTAATGCCAAAAAAGGTAGAGTCTTTGGCTTTAGGTAATAAGCCGTTTTCCAATGCGACATTACCCAAAGCTTTCACCTTGTCGATAAGGAAAGTAAAGCCGGTAATCGCGTTAGCCGTCTTTGTGGCCAGCCTATCCATATCGTCGGCTACTCCGGCGACGCCTTGATCTCCTGCTAATTCCTGAATAGCGTTAATGAGCGATACGCCGATTTTTTCTTTCGCCTCGTCAGCGGCAACGCCTAATATTGCTAGCTGGCCGCCAAAGGTTTTAGCCGCTTCGGTGGCTTGGCCTTGATAGGTAGCAGCGAGCTTGGCGGTTATCTGCTCAAAAGTGGCGACCTTGAGCTCTGCTTTAGTTAGGTTCAGACCCAAACGGCCTAACGCCGTGTTATTGCCTAAATAGGCACGGCCGAGCGCCTTAACGACCGTCTCGAGGCTATTGGTACTACCTGCCGATATGTCCAGCGCGAGCTTGAGTAAATCTTGAGATTTTGCGACGTCGTTGGTGGTCGTAATAAGGCGCTGTAGCGCTGGGCGTAGTTGATCCTCAGAGACTCCGGTAGCGAATTGCAGCTTATTGACGTACTCCGCGACTCCTACGGCGGCGTAGCTCTTACCTAAGTTTTTTAGCGTAAGGCTAAGGCTTTTGGCTTGCTTTTCCTCGGCAATAGCCGCGCTAACCGATTGTTTAGCCAATAGACTAATACTTGCGGTAATACCGGCGACCGATAACTTCGAGGCCAAACCAAACTTTTTAATACTCTTACCGAGTAGGTTCAGATCCTTTGAGGCTTGCTTGGTGCCTTTGTTGGAATAGGTGAGGACTACGGGTACTTTTATAACCATTACGCCGCAAGCCTCCTATTTGTGTATGCCTCGTAACGTTTGACGATAGTTTCCATTTTAGCTACTACCGTCGCTCGGTTTTCGTTTACGGCTTTCCACACTATGCGGCCTTGCTTGCCTATGACGACTATGCCCGAATCGTTCTCGATTTGGCGTATAAAGCCGCGACCATTGACGCCATTACCTTCGCTTTTACGCCCAGCTGTTTCGTAGATAGCTCCGGCAGGGTTAGCGTTAATGAGCAGATAAGTCCGAGAGGTCGTATAGCTGTTGGGGTGGCGCACGGTTCCTATTTTGGATCGTATGTTGGTCTTGACCTTGCGCGGGTCAAAGAGCAAACGGGTTCCCCACTCTGCGCCGTACTTGCTCGGCTCAGCCCAACCGCTCATAGGCGAAGCGCTCGGCGCGAGACTCCTGGCCTCATAGACAAGCTCTTTCATTACCCCGTATAGCTCTTTATTGAGCGCTTTCAGGGTTTCCTTGTCGAATTGCTTGAGGTAGTTAATTGTTTCGTCAAGGCCTTCGACGCGAGCGGCTACGGTTGCCATTTTTTACCGCCTCCGCTCTATCGTTTAATACTCTGATAATTGCCGCCAACATTTCGGGAGTTGCCTCCGTTAATGCCTGGGGTGGTATCCCCGTCTCGACCGAAATCGCCGCTATTTGATAAGTGAGCGTCCTAGAATCGCTCACCCACCTAAAGGGTCGCTCTCGGCCACCTCCACGCTTTTAAGAGTCTTAAGAAATTCATCACCAAAGGGCGCCACCGTTTGACCGGATCGGCGTATTGCTTCCCAGCATAGGAAGTACACGTCGGTTTGCTTCTCGTCCTCTCTAAAAGCTTTGTTAATGCCTTTTTTAGCGTAAGCCTCAAAGGCTACCTCGATAGCCGGGGTAATCTCGTAGTGCTCGACTACCCCGGTATCGCGGGTAATGATTAACTTTGCCATATCTAGCCCTCTTTTCTAGTCCGTTATGACGTAGCGATAGTTACGTCGGTAGTGCAGTCGAAAGTAAAGTCGAGCGTTGCTACGTCGCCTTGAGCGCCGTTTACCGGCGTATAGCCATTAACGAAGCACGACCCGGAATATTTCGGGTTAGTGCTGGAAGCTGTGCCACCGTCGGGAGCAATCTCAAACGCGGCAGCGGTTCCCTTGAGGGAATCGAGCACGGCGCGGGTTGATCCTGCTGCGATTGCGTCCTGCTTGATATAGAGCGTCCCGCTAATTTGATGAGCTGCTAGACCCTTGAGGTATTTACGGGAAGCGTCGCCGGAAGCGGTAACGTCTAGTTGCTCGTAGTTGATGTTTAAGCTGATGGATTGTACGACGCTACTAAGATCATACGTCCCTAGCTTAAAGTAGCTGTTCTGCGCGAAATAAATACCGGTAGCCACTTTTTACTCCTTCTCTTTCTTTGGGGTTGGGGCAACCGAGGAAACTTCCTCGAGTATGCCGGTTTTAACTAGGTGCGGGACGTCCCACCCCTCTAGCTGTGCGTCGGTGATGGTTCCACCCTGGCCGACACCAGCAAGCTCGTTATCGCTGATTACTTTATAGGTTGCCATATTTTCTCCTTATGACCAGCTCGAGATAATCTCGATAGGCAGTTCGATTTGTAAAAGATTGCCCGCCGGAGTCTCGATAATTCCAGGAGCGCTAAAATTGCCAATATGGATAATTTTGGTTGAGGCGTTGAGCTTGGTCATCAGTTGCACCATAAAAGTCTCAATCGAGTTAAGGTTGCCTTGATTATCGAGCAACGGTACGAGTAGCAGCACCTTAAAACGAGCCGTCGGCTGGATAACTACCTTTTGATTACTGTTTACATAAACGTAAGGCTCGTCGGGCATAATCACGACCGAATTAGCTATCGGCGCCTGGGGTGGATAAGAAAAGACCGACCAGACTCCGGCATTAGCTAAATCGCTAGCGAGGCTGGATCGTAAAGTCGTAATAGGGGCGTCGGGCATATTAACCAGCCATACCATTAGGCGCGAGATACGGCGCCAATATGCCGCGCACTTTAGCAAGCAACGTATTACCGAGCTGGAAGGGCGAGGCCACGAAGCCGTCCACCGTAGCGACGGAGTTACCCGGGGCCTGGCGGGCTTGCCATAGGGTAACGGCTACGGTGGCGGCAGCCTCTCGCACGGCTGGAGTCGTTGCGTAATCTGTCCCGTGATATTCGCCTTGTATTTTGCCATAAGGTCGAACCAAGTGAAAGTCCTCGACTACGTGAGAAATAGCGTAGGAGAGCGTGTAAGGCGTAACCGCCGTAATAGTCTTATTTCCGTTGTAATGAGCGTCGCAGCCGGTAACGGTAATGGTCTGACCCACGTTAAAGCCGTGAGGGACTGGAGTAGTTAAAGTTCCTACATTTGTAGATTTAGCTTGGTGCCCGGATACCGGCACATTGTTAAACCATAAAAAGGATTTGAGGTAGTCCTCGGTCGCTTGGCAGACTTCCTCGACCACGGCGTCGCTGTAAAGGGTGCCTATCCCCAGCAGAGTACGTAGCTCGGCTTTGGTGATATACGTAGCTGCCATTAGGCACCCCTTACATTACTTGGGCCTAACCCCGCTAGGACTAGGTAGCGGGGCTAGGGGCTTGGTTGGTTATTAGGCCGTCATATTGAAACGACGGAGACCTCCGCTTACGAGGGTCTTTGTTGCGAGATAGCCGTAAATCATTGTCTCGATTTCGCCGGAAGTAACGACGTTAGTCGAGAGACGAAGTACCGGGCTCTCATAGATAGCAATAGCGCTCGGTACGCAGATAAAGGCCGAGTCGTCAATAGTGGTGGCGACCATATTGGCGTCTACGTATAGGTCGAGACCGAGCACATTACCGCGTAGGCTTTGTGGGTTTGCATTTCCTCCGCTGTTGTATGGAGATCCTGCGTTATAGATTGGACGACCAGTTGAGTCGGTTGCGCCCATTAGGAGACCCCATTGAGAAGTACCAGCGATATAGACCGTCGGTAGTTCTCCGGTAGCTGCATAAGCGAGAGGAACCTCAGTAGAGACGTAGGCGATAATTCCCGCGCTCGTGGTTGCTTGGCTTGTTGCGAGTGTTCCACCCGAGACGATTTCGGCGATAACCGCAGCGTCCGTAGCCTTGTTATAGGCACGGGTCATATTTTCTAGCATAGCTTGGAAGAATGAAGGATCCGAGCGCTCGATAAGTTCTACGGAGTAGCGCTGCATACCTGCATACTTTTTTACCGTCGCATTAACGTAAGAGCTGACGATTCCGGTCTCGGAAGGTGCTCCACCCTCTGCTGTTTCGGCAACGGTGCCGGAGGTCGTAATTTTCGGAATTGAGATGGTCATACCCGAAGCAGCTAGAGGACGTGAGCCCCCGAGAGCGTCAATAGTAGGACGATTACCGATAAGAGTATCTACGACGGTAGAGACATATTGTACCGGCGAAAAAGCTGGGTTAGTGGTAAAGCTGTCGTCTGCCGCTGTAAGAGCGCGAGCCGCTTGCGCGTCCGCTGCCTTTACATAATCGCGGGAGTCGTCATTACCTAGAGCTGCCTTGATGGTGTGCTCAAGATATTGCGCTTTAGTGCGAATTGGGTGGCGTACTTCCATAGCTGTTACGGAGACGCGGGGACGCGAGGCTTCGACCTTTTCGGCTTCTACCTCGACGGCTGGAGTGTCGGGGTTTTCCACGACGGCCTCGCTTTCGGTTGGTTGGGTTGGGTTGTCTGGAGTTTCCGGTTCGCTTTCGCTAGCGGCAACGGTAGTAACTTCGGCGCTCTTAAAGGCCGGAGTATGGACGAGGCTGACCTCTTGGAGCTCAGCGCTCTGGACGAATAAAGTATCGCCACGATCGACGGACTTATGGACGAGCACGCCCACGCTTAAACCGTCGCGTAAATCTGAAGCTTCGATAAGTGCGTCATTTCCGCGAGTAGTTTCTGCGACCTTAAATTGGGCGTAGATACCGTCGGCGGTTTCCTGTACGTTAATCGCTCGTCCTACGGGTTGCTTAGGATCGTGCTCAAGGAGCAACTTAAAGCGCTCGTTAGGTATGGCGATAGATCCACGCTCAAAGACCACTTTACCAACTGAGGTAAACCCGGGCTCGTTAAACGGGACGATTTTGCCAGCGATAACTCGGCGAGACGTATCTGACGCCTCGATTGTTCCGCTAAACGTCAATAACTTCGGATCCATTAGGGCTGAGATCCTCCATTTCTCTCGCTTGTTCGATTGTGATTAGTCCTAAGCTCAGGAGCTTCTCGGTTACCTGGAGTCTTGTTAGAGCGTCTGAGCGTAGGAACCCGTCATCTAGTCCGGCGCGGACATAATTCTGATTACTGGTTATATCGTTCATTGAGAGACGTCCCTCGATTGCTTCGATATATGGACGCAAAGACATATCCACGAATTGACGGCGCTCGTCGATTACGTTCGCATAGGTGAGCGAGTTGTTCATATCAGCGCTCAACATATACGCCGGAATATTACACATACGCGCAATTTCGGTTGCGAGAAATTGTAAAAACTCGTTATAGCCCATTTCTTTCGGGCTAAAACTTGTCGTTTTAAAATCAAGCGCGGCATTTAAGTAACCGACATTATTTTGAAGTCGTGATTGCTTCCACTTCGCCAAAAGACCCACTATTTGATCCTCGGGCAAATCCGCGCCGGTATTTTTAATATAACCGCTTTGGATAGGTGTACGCGCATTAACACTTGCTGCGTATTGTGCGTCGAGTGCTGCGCGAATAGTTTGACCGCCAACGGAAAGTATTCCGTCATTTAATGATTGAAAAGTAATCAGCGAACCTAATCCGTCCATTGGTCGCACGCGACCGTCTACCGAATAACCAATAACTAAAGTAGAGTTTTCGTTATAGCGTGGTGTTACTCGCTCATTCGCTACCCACGCAAAACGTGAAGGACGACCAGTACCGTCGGCGTATTGTTCGACAACTTCCCAATAAGCGACGCCGTAAAAAAATAAACTGTCGGCGGTGTAGGCCATAGTTACTTGACGTGGCTGGTTACGATCCGGTTGCTCTAACCAAACCGGCGAACCTAATTCTTGTCCGGTGCTTTTTCGGTAAAGATGAAATTCGGTAGTGCCAATAATTCCACAAATAAGATCACGCGCTTTTTTTACGCTTGGAACGCTGAGCGCTTCTTGACGTGTAACGAATCGTCCAGCGTTGCCGTAATAATTAAAGCTCGTGTATTCCGGTAGCGTCATTACCGGCGGCGCGTATTGCGCCTCTATTTTGGGGTTGGGAAATAAAGCCTCGGCGACGGTGTTGAGTAATCCCACGGGGCGTAGTTTATGGTATTACGCGGACATTTGTCCGATTTGCCCCAGCGTGTCTAGGCGACGTAAATGACCGGTTTATTTTGCGGTGCGGAAGCTTGCCAGCTCACCATAGCCGCACATATCGCCGCGCATATCTCGCCAGCGGATCTCCGGCGCACTAAGCGCCAGCCGTTTTCCGATATTTTGCTCGAGCAGCTATTGACCGCGTCCACCAACGTCGCCTCTTTCTTATGGCGTAAGACCCGTGCGCTCATCATTTGAGCAAACCGGTGCGAGGCTTCGACTTGGCTCTTACCGGAGCAATCGGCCATATTCACCCCGGAGGCGGCTAGGTAGGTCGCGGTATTTTGGCTCATATAGCGATCGTAAAGGACTACCCTCGGTCGCCACTTCTGAACGTGGGCGTTAATGTCGCTAGCCAGCTTGACCTCGTCCAGCGGGTTATTTGAGTTCCATTCCTGGAGTACGAATAGGTGCGTAAAGTCTCCGACTTTTTGACCGGCCACCAGTACCGCGTGGCGCTGCGTGTGAGACTTGTCGAAAGCAAAGTAAAAGTCGCCACCCTCGACCAGCACGATAGATTCATCGGCGCAATCGTCAAAGGCACCAGCCTCAAACGGGCTAGCTGAGTTATCAAGCCATTGGCAGAGTACCTCGCAGCGAAAAGCCATCGGATCATTAGTGGCCGCTAGGTGCTTGAGGGTTTCGAGCTCTAGGTAATGACCCAACGCCGGGCAGCTTTCCACCCAGCCCTCGACGTCCATAATGTCGCGGCTAGGGTGAGCGCTCCACTCCAGCCAGCCGAGGGTAGGCGTCGCACCGGCGAGCGCTCGCTCGCGTAGCGAATTAAGTACTCGGCTGTTCTTATCTCCGGCGTTACTGACGGTAAGTACCTGAGCCTTTCGAGCGTTGGTCGTATAGATCGCGGCGTCGTAGGTGTCTTGGTCGATAGCCCGGAGTTCGTCGATAAAGAGAAAGTCGGCGCTCATACCACGGGCGCCGTTAGGCGTGGCAGCGACTACCGAGATCTGCGCCCCGTTGCGGAACATAATCCGCTCAGCTCCGTTGGTCGTATAGGTGGCTAAGTGCTCGGTCTTAAGCCGTGGCGTATTGCGGACTAGCCAATCTATCTGCCGCCACGTAATCAGCGAGAGTTTTCGGTTCACGGCCATTAGGATTATGTCCTTTTCGCCGAAAAGGTAAATACCGGACAATATACGCAAAGCGGCTAAAAAGGTCTTGCCTTGTTGCCGTCCGCAGATAATCCCCAACTGCCGGTATTGCCAGCGCTCACCGTTCATTTTGAGCATTTCACCTAAGGCGTTTTTTTGCCACGGCATTAAGTTAATTCCAATATCCTCGGCAAACTGCAACGCCTCAGCTACGCGGCTTTGGTCGCCTTCTCTAATGAGGCTATGGATCCGCGGAACCGCGCTACCAACTACCGCCCCCACGTGTCCGATTTGTGATTGGCTCAAATCGGCTGGCACTTCCGTATTGTCCGGTTTGTTATCGTTTGGAATCGGTACAAAATCGGACATATCGGATAAATCAGAGATTACAAAAGATTGGGGGGGTGCT